AGAGGCCAAAGCGCCGTGGGACCTTGTACAAAATGAAAGGTCCCACAGTTCGAGAAATCTCGTTTGGCAACGCTAATTAAAGTTGTGACTCCATAAAACCTCAGCTACGCTGAGGGAAAATCTGTCGTCACAACAGATACAGCGTAGCCAAAATCACATCAAAGATGCTCGTATACGGCCACAGTATACTAAGATATTAAAGGTTATCCTAAACCTCAGACGGGGAGTTTTCAGGCTCCGAGTCTGCCGCTCGCCCCACAGTTGGGCTACATACAGTTGGTGCTTAGTATGCCAAGTTTTACGGTGTCTTGTACTGTTTGCTTTTGACCACTCGCTGTGGTCAACCTAGGCTGATATAACAGTATAACCATCGGTGCCAGGCCTTAACGGCCTGACACACTTTTAAATTTACACGGCTGCCGGAGGAGAAGCCTCATAATACATACGAGGTAATCCAGTGAACATATACACTTGGAAATCTTCTCCAGTACCAATCATGAAATCCATCGTTGTGAACGTGGATACAAATACATGATGGTCGCCTACAATTGTAGGGGCATTGATAAACTCAGTGCCGGTAAAATTCTCATTCTTACCAGGAACAAATCGATCACGATTATAATAAGGAATTTCAATCTCAGTGTTACCATTAATGTTAACATCGCTGTAGGTCATACCTTTAGCACCTGTCAACAGGTTTTCTGAGTTTCCTTTTACCGTTCTTATGGCCCATTCCTCTCTATTAGTAAGAGAGTAGGTTCCAAAGTCATCGATATAAATTTGAGTTCCGGACGGAATGGGATCATCTCGCCCCCAATATAATATGGAGGGCGCGTGCGTAGACGTGGCATTGTCGGATTCCCTATAAAGGATTTTCCAACGTATTGAACCACGCCAACCAGAAAACGCAGAAGTTACCCAATGCAACAAAATTGTATTACAATAGTTGTATGGGTTTGCTCCTGCGTCGGTTTCTACAGCACCCGCAACATTACCACGCAAGAAAGGAAACATACAATAACGCTTCCTCCAATATCTTGCACCATTTGCATCCACGTCTGGCAGTTCAGAACGCCAACGTGAATAACGTTTAAGTAATGGTCGAAATGACATAATGGCTTCTCCGGTAAACACCTTATTGATAAGGGTTCCGTCTTGGTATGAAGGACCAAGATTGTCAGCCATCGATTGTTGAGGAGCCGAAGGCTCCTCGGTTTCTTGCGACTCTGGCACTAATGGTTCCATACCACTTTGTGGTTTGAAAACGAAGTGCTGAAAGTGATCGTCAGGAACGAACACCTCAAAGTCATCCCCCATTGAAACAAATACATTCACCTCAATATCATTGTTCACTGTACTATTTGGTGTAGTCAGTTCATTCACGATATAAACTCCAATAACTCCATTGCCTTCCTCTCTCGAGGAATATGCAGTGGTGGAGTACATTTGGGTGACTGAGTCAACACCTGGTAAGTGATGATCCAGTAAAGTACGTATTTGCCCGTTTCCTATCTCCATAGTAAAATCCTGAGTGTCAGCGATATCTATAACTTCAATATAGTTCGTATTATACTCATTACTAGCGAGAAACTGTGGATCGTAAACAAATTTCAACCTTCCTTTGTGAAAGGCTGAACAAACGATCTGAAAACGGAATTTCATAGACCCAGTCCAATACTTAAACGGCAAAGCCGCCATCGCACAAGCTGGAAAGTGAAAAGACTGCGGTGGTCCGGCATTTTCGGCCCACGTCACAGGATCGATGCGCGCATTCCATAATAGTGTCTCAGGAGCAGTTCCTATAGCCCAGGTAAAACTGGTCAAATAGGATTCGCGTTTAGCGATGTCCTTAATACACATTGGATCGGCATCACCAAGACCCGCTATTCGCGGATCAATGGATAATTCCTGTTTATCGTCTACTGTCACCTTCTGTGCAGTGTCTGGTACTGTTGTTACAGCTAAACTAGACGTTGCACTAGGTCGATAGGGGTCTGGATTTTTAGTGACAGGTGGTCTACAATATCCAAAATTCTTTGCAACACTCGCAACAGTATTGGCAACGGTTGACGTCGCCATAGCGAATGGTGCTATTTTGGGCACGGCTGTCAAAGCATTTGATACTTTTGCAACCATTGTAGCAGGACCTGAAATGATGCCATTTTTATTGGCTTCATCCACTTCCTCTCCAGATTGAGGGGTAATGGTACTGGGCTCACGGGACGTGAGAACAGATAATGATACGTCTTCTGCCCATGCAAATATGGAAATTGTAACTACGTCAGTAGCGCCATTTGCATGTTTTAAATCGTTCAACGATCGGACATAAATCCGACCTAAATTGCGATATTGGGCTGTAGGAATACTCACGTAATTCCTATGGTAGAAGAATGGACAAGTCAATTCGCCTCCAGTGGAGGTAGTTGGGTCCAAATAGACATGGGGCAACTGAGTTGTACCCACTAAGTCTTCTCGTATCAGAGATGAATTCGTCGAAAGCGAATCATCACTATCCAAAGGTAAATAAGCCATAAGGGCTCTACCATATTGGAATCCGTTACCATTAATAATGACTTTTAATTTCAACGTAGCTCTCATCAAATTGAAGTTAGCCATACGATTGATAACCCTAGGATTGTTAAAATACAATTCCCAAGGATCAAAGTCATACCCTAAGGAGCTCGACGTGCTCCACTCCTGTTCAGATATCTTCAATGGCCTACTGAAGAAATTTTCCAATGTTGCATCATCGGAATCTTGCAGTCTTCTTGTAGGATCCATATCATTCAACACTTCATAAGAATATGCTGGATTCTGATCTCTAAACATAACATTCTGGTGGCTTGACATAGATGCGGCTTTGCCGATATTATTGTCAGCCGTAGTACCAGACTGCGGTCGAAACGTGGCATCCGCCACTACCCGTATATCTCGAGTCGGGTTCTCACGTGTATCTAATTTATATATTATATTACATTTATTGAACATATTTTTACATTTAACAATACAGAATAATGCTCATCCCTGCTTGCGATCTCCACAGAGTGTACACCTGTACACCCAAAAATAACATCTGCAGCCTCTACAAGTTCCAACAGGAGATTTTGGATTTGTAGGGTGTCCTTTTCACAGATGAATAATTTTGCTAAGCCTCAGATTTAAAACTGGCACTCGTTTTATGTCGGAGTTAGACAGGTACATTTAAGTCTCAAATGGTAAAGACACGGATGTCCAATCCTCATTCTCATATGCTGGCAATACAACTTCATAACCTCGTTGAGTCAACAAGACTCCAAGGTAACTGTTGTTGCTATTGATCAGACGTAAACCATTCACAATCCGTTTTAATTGATTGCGACCCTTGGTACGCTGAACAGCAGCATCGGAATGCTTTATCTCGACGATAAGAATGTGCGCCCTGCAATCGATAGTCTTGTGAAAGATCAAATCGACTTCGCCAATTACACTAGACAAAATAAGTTGATCGCGTCCAACGCATCTCATACCAATGTCTTTAATCGCCTTTTCATATAAATCGACCTCCTCGCCACTGTGAGGGACGAAATTTTCTTGTGTCACATTTTGCACAACGTCATCTACACCCCTGTATTTGGCGTTCCAACGTGCAACAGCGTCATCATACTCAACATGAATATCGCTGCACATGTGTTCAATTTCGTTTCGCTTGGCAATTTCAATAAACTCTTTGCGTCGAGCCTCATACTTCTCACGTCCATATCCAAAATATTGTCGCATAGCAGTGTCTAAATTAATAGCACACGCCTCATCGACTGAATTTGGACAACCCTTTGGACGGAGATAGCAGTGCAGAGATTTGAACATAGAAGACTCCTGTAATACACCTACCTTACAATCAATGTCAGGGTTGTACACATTTGTCCTCTTCAAGAATTCAAACTCATGTTCTGCCAAGTATGGTCTCAACTCTGAAGACTTGTCTGGCATTGTATAAACTTGTCCATACTTTGCCAAGAATTCAGACACACTTTTAATGTTGAAATCTGGATACTGTTCTGACACGGATCCGATATTATCGTCTCCGTAAGTCATGATAGCAACAGCACTCCTAAAAGGAACTGTGCTAGGGTACATTGAATAAAATGCATTACGCAAATTCAAACTCCCACAAATACCATTCAACACAGCGGTTAATGAATTACCACTGATATGAGTGCCTGTTTGTGTGCCAATCAAATCACCATTAACGGCAATATAGGCATACACCAAATCTCCAGCCATTTGTTCCATGACATAGATATCCTCTTTTTGATAACCTGGACACTCACGTGCCAAATCAATAAGGATTCTAATGCCAGCTAGCAAGAGTTGAGCTGGAAGTTTTTGATCATACTTTCCATAATCACCGCCAAAAATTCTGTCGGTGCCATGTTGAACTACATGATCATAAAATTCTTCCCACTCAGGCCCATCGCAATTGATACCCACAGAGCATTCTGATACTAGTGGGTTCATTTGCAAAAATCTCAATATAGGTAAGAAATACTTACGAACAAGTAATGTCAATGTCATTGGATTAGCGTAGAAAATTCTGCACTTCTCCTTTGCCACTGGCAAAACCTCGTCTTTCTTGCAAGCTTTGATGACAAAGTGGACTCGTTCACCACGTTT